AAAGGTCGCTAACGAAATCAGGCTTTAGAACACGGGGCCGGAAGTTGCACAAGGCGTGGTCAATGCCCACGATGCGCCCGTCGGGGGTGGAAATCCAATTCTTGGGCCGACGGTCTGCATTGGCGGCGAGGTAGTCGAACAGTTTCAGTGCTGTTCCCTGAGCGTTCTCCGGCAACTCGGTCTGCCCGGCTTCTTCACCAGTCTGGCCGACGATGAACGGCATAATGACGGTCTTGGCACCAGAGCCGTAAAAGTGGCAGTCCCTAACCGGGGCGTTCATTGTTTCGCCCACCAGCGATGCCAAGTACTCCTGCGCTGCCAAGATTTCAGCAGGGTAGAGCCTGCCGGTCTTGTTGCCAACCCAGTCCTTCATCGTCTTGATGATGCCACCAGAGCCATCGGCAAACCGGACGTAGGTGAAACCGTCGTTCTGGTTCCCCTTGAAGCGACCTTCCAAAGGCTCCGTTCCGATTACGTCAGTGTTGGTGAATTTAACAAAGTTCGGTTGGAACGTCACTAGACCATCCTGTCGTACATCTTCTTCGCAGTTGGGTCGTTGCCAGTGACAAAGGGGAACGCCTTTTCCATTACTCCGACGCACTTATCAACAGCATCTTTTTCAAAGGTGGTGTTGTTCTTGGCTGCCTGCAAATCCTTCAGGCCGGTGTACATCTGGGTCAACCTATCGGAGTTTATGCGCTTCAACACAGCAAATTGCACAAGGTCGGAGGACTGTGGTGGAAAAGGCTCGTGACGGGCGTTTCCCAAGCAAAGCGAGTGGTCAATCGCTACGACTTGGCTATCCTGAGTGACCCAGTTGCGGGGGGTCAGATTGGTGTACATAAAGTTTCCAAAATGACGGTCACCGTTGCCAATCAACTTGTCGAAAAAGTACATTTCGTTTCGCTGCTGGTTGCACTCCGATGAAACATTGTCTGCTCCACGACTGTCAAATGCTGTTTCACCCTTGATGAGGGGCATCACAATCTTCTTCGGCTCACCCGGAACCGGCTCAGCCTTGGCAATTGAAATACCCATCGCTGCGCCGATTTTTCCAGCAGCGACTTCGGCCTTAGCAAGTTGTTTTGGGGAATTTTTTCCCCATTCTGCTAGACCCTTCACCACACCGGCACTGCCATCCTTCATCGTGACGAGTTGCAGTCCAGTGTTCTGCGCTCCACCCTTGGAACCTAACTTCTTGTCGTAGGAAGCAATTTCGTTGGTGGCCAGAACCTTGGGGCCGGGTTCATTCCAGTCCTTGACGGCTGGCTTCAGGGATTGCTGAGGCTCAGGGAGTTTTACTGGCGGTGGAGTTGGCTTTGGTGTTTCGGGGCGTGGTGGGGTAGGAGCCGGGGGCTTGGGGGCTGCAACACGGCGTGGGGCTGGTGCTGGCTTTGGCGCGGCTGCCCTGCGCTGACCGGCAGGCTTCGGCTTCGCTGCTGGTCGGGGCTTTCCACCACCTGCATTGAACTTTCCTGAACCGTTAATCCACTGATTGCCGTGGAATTCGTGACCTACAACGTCACCTTTAAGGATTTCGAGAATTTGTCGGAAGTTCATACCATTTCACCCATTTAAAGACTACTTGATGATTTTGGGGAAAGCCTGCTCCAGTGTTGCTTGCATTACCTTGACTTTTGGAAGTTCCTCTTGGTTCAGGGTTCCACCACTGATGAGAGACTTCAGGGACTTGTTGATTTGGTTCAATCGGGACGGCTTAATGCTGTACTGGGTCACAACGCTTTGGAGTTCTCGTGAACTTGGTGGAAACAAGGAACGGAACGCCAGCGAATGGTCAATGCCGACCAGTTTGGAATCTGGGGTGATTGCGTCGGCAATGGTCAATCCCTGCTTCAGGCGAACGGTTTGGGAGCCGTCTTTCTTTGTGAACGGCTCAAAGGCAGTCGGGTTGGTGTTCGTGACCATCACGTTCTCGCAGTGTCGGTCACCGTTGCCGACCATTGTGTCGAACAGGCGCATTTCACCAAGGGCTGCACGGAATTGGGGCGGGTACCCGTCGGGGTCGCCAGTGCCGGGGTTAAAGTTCTCTTTCCGCATCATTGCCATCGGCCCGCAGCAAGTTGCCCACGTCTCGCCCTGCACCCACGGCTGGATTACAGCATCCTTTTGGCCGGGAACGCCGATACAGTCACGAATAGGCGCACCGATAGCCTGTCCGATTTTGGATGACAGCACTTCGGCTTTCGCCATTTCTTCTGCTGGAATCCCGTTCCATTGCCCGATGGTCTTCGCTACACCCTTGGAGCCGTCATCGAAGGTGACTTTGCCCATCTTGATTTGCTGCGCTCCACCGAGATGCAGAGATTCATCGTTGTTCTGTATCTTTTCACTGGTGAAGGGTAAGAATCCCTTGCCCGGCTTAAAGGGTGGCTCTTTGGCTTCCTTTGGTGATGGGGCGTAGTCGGCAGGCGTTGATGTCGGCTGCTTCTGAGCATTGAGGTGGTTGTTGATGATGGACAACAACACGCTGTTCAGGTCACGCTGCTTTGGATTCTTCGCTGCTGGCTTCTGAGGGGCAGGGCGTGGGGCTGGTTGCTTCTTTGGGGCTGCTGGCTGACGAACTGCTGCCTTGGGCTTCTTTCCACCACCACGGGGTTTGTTGCCCTTGACGTTGAACCCACCGGCTTCGTTGACCCACTGATTACCGTGAAAGTCGTGTCCGGGTACATCACCTTTCAGAATTGTGGTGATGCTTCTCCAGTCCATTAGTCAACTGTCCACGTCGTAGGCTCGTCGGTGGCGAACATCAGTCCGTTGCTCCAACCGTTCAGGTAGTCGTAGATTTCACTGTCCGTGAAGTTGTCCATCCCGTCGTTGGCTGCACGGTCACGGATGGCCTGCACCATATTGGCTGCGGTTCCCTCATCGGCAGTCAGAACGCCGTTTTCCAGCGTGGCAGTCCCGTAGCAACCGTTTTCGGGCATCGAAACGTTGTAGAAGTAGAGCATCTTGGCTTCGGGAGCCGGGGTTGCGTCTTTCTTCAGGTTGGTGAAAATGTCTCTAGCCTTCATCGCTGCTCCTATTTGACGTAGTTCTTCGGTGACTGGCCGAACCCAAGGTAAAGGCTACCAGTCGGGGTTGGAGGTGGTGATACTGGCTTCTGGCCGTTCACGAGTTGCCAACGGTTGTCAATGGGGCGTGAGCAGGTAGAGCAGACGTACACCGGCGCACCGGTCACGAACTGGCCGTTGAACGAACCGTCTGCGTTTCTACCAATCCACTGCTCTGGCACCCTGACAGTGTTCTGATGCCCTGAAGCGCAGTGAGCCGTAAAGAGGGCGTTGTAAGGGTCGAATCGAACGATTCCACCTTTGGAATGTTGGTTGCCTCGGAAGACGTGACCCTGCAAGTCCCCCTTGAAGAACAAGTACTCGGAAAGGAGCGTCGAAGTGATGAAGTCCAGTGCCTTCTTGGTTGCCGTCGGCTTCCCTTGCCCTTGGTTCTCGGCGTTGTTGGCGTTAGCCCACTGGGTGGTGAGTTTCAACGCTTCGCCGTGGTTCACCGACAGTCGGTAGACAGGCATCTTGGCTCCGTTGTGGAAGTGGATGCCAACTGCTGCTGCCCAAGTGTGGTGACCGTCAAGGACGTAGCCATCTTTGGAAATGAGAATCCTCATCTTGTCCGGGATGGCACTGTCCTTGAAAGACCGGAAGATGGCAGCAGATTTCACTGCAAACACTTCCTTCTGCACGGGCTTCAAGGTAGTTGGGTCAACGTCTTCCTTGGTTGCCGTCACGCCGTTGTTCTTCTCCAAGTCGCTGAGGAACTGTGGGCGTTGTTCGGTTTCCACCTGAGGCATATCCACTCGTGCGATGCCCAGACCGTCCTTGCCCATCAACCGTGTTCCGTCAATGCGAAGTTCCGTAATGTCGGACTTCAGGAACTCGTGGCCGATTCCACCCTTCATCCCCTCAAAAAAAGTTTCCAAGTTCTTCTCGTCAATGACGGGTTGCTTCCCGTCGTTCAGGCTTTTCAGCACTTTGACGGCAAACTGCCTTCTGTCTTCCCTTGTATCGCCCTTTGGAGTGAGAACTCGTTCTCCCAAGTCTTGGCTCGTGGGGTTTGGCTTCACGCCTTCCAGTGGTGATTTATTGTCCGGGGCAGTGTTGCCTTCGCCACCTGTCCACTGATTCCCACGAAAGGGGTGGCCGGGGTCATCTCCCTTAGTGAGAGCGAGTTGGCCCGTGTTGGTGCTGATGAAGTCCTTGTTTCGTTCCCACGACTTGTCGGCCTGTGCGCTGGCTGCTGCTGCCTTCGCTGCTGATGCTGGAACAATTTTGAAGTTTTTCCCAGCCCGCAGGTACTTTTCGATAGCATCTGCCGTTGCTGAATTGGCTGAGTAGGCCCGCCACTGGTCACTGGCGAGCGACGAGAGGAACCTAGCCTTGTCGCTTTGCAAGCCTTCTGGGACGTTATGGATGGATGAGACGATTTGCTTCCAACGGTCTTGGTGAATGTCGGCAATGTCTCTGGCTTCGTTGATGAGTGGGCCTGCCGATGCCGGGTCAATGTAGGTCTTCTTGCTCAGTTTGGAAGACAACTTTTCAGCACGGCCTGACGCTTCTCCACCCGTGAACTGATTTCCGTGGAAGATGTGTCCGAGGAAGTCGCCCTTTTGGATTTCACTGCCCACAACCGACTTGGCCCACGAGTAGCCAGCATCGCCACCCCACGCATACCACGCCACCTTGCCGGGGCTTGGCTCATCCCAGTGTGGTGAATCCTTGTCGCCCTGATGACGGTCAAAATAGGCCTTCATACGCTTCAGGGTGTCCATAGACACAGCGTGGCCGTTGGCGAGGTCTGAGGCTCGTTTACGGCCCACTGAGGTGAATCCGTCGCCAGCCTTTCCATCCTTCATCCACGCCAAAGCCTTCTTCGCTGCTTCTTGAACGCCCTTTGGAGGGGTAAAGGATTCTGACTTTGCTACAGGCTTCCTGTAGGTTCCACCACGACGCTTGTACTCTTGGACAACCCAGCCGTTTGCGACTGCTGATGGGTAGACATCGAACTTCTTCTTTGCGTCTGCCTTGACCCGGCTGTAGAGTTTCTTGTTCGCTGGCTCGCCCTTGCGGTCAGAAATGATGCCCGTGTAGTCGGTATCGTCATCGGCTTTGGAGATTTCACTTTCGGCGTGGCCTGCTGGCTCCCCGGTTGCTCCAATATGACGCAGTTGGCAAAAGCCTTCGGGGTTGTCAATATACTTTCCAGCAATAGCGACGCATTGCTCAAAGTCTCCGGGCTGGCCCCAGTCAATCTGGCCATCAGCACCGTCTTCGTACCAGTCAATTAAGCCAGAAGCATCTCCGGCCTTGTGGATTTCAAATGTACGAGCGAACTTGACCCACGAAAGAATTTGACCATCGGAAGACATAAGTTCTCCTAGAAATAGCAAGTGCCACTACTTTATCCCAGACTTCGGGATTTCAGTAGTGGCACTGCTACGACAATGTGTGGATTTACTGGCCAGCAGCCTTGCGACTTGCGAGGTCGGCTTGGTACGCAGCACCAGCCTTCAGGTCAGTACGGATGCGGTCAGCCTCGCCGTAGTGGAAGCCTTGGGACTGGACACCGGCAGGCATATTCTTGCCCGACTTCACGTCCGGGTGGTCAGCGTGTTCCTTCAGAACCGTGCTGATTCCGTAGTGTGCGCCAGCACCCTTTTCAAAGTGGCCCTTGGATTCCAAGAACTTGGCAGCAGCAGCAGCGTGTTGGCCAGCAGCCTTCAGCGCACGACCATCGGCCATTGCCTTGACACCGTTAGCGAGGTGGCCTTCGGCAGCCTTGGCGTAGCGAGCCATCTTGGACTTCCAGCCTTCCTTGATGCCACGAGCAGAGGTGGAAACGCCACCGGTGTACTGGTTGCCGTTGAACGGGTGACCGGGCTGTGCGCCAGAACCCTCGCCACCCTTGGTGAAGATGTAGTTCTGGTAGGCAGCCGACTTTTGGAAGTCACGGGTAAGCAACGCCTCGGTGCTGAAAGCGTTCTTCATCATCGGGTGTTCCGGGTTGTCCGGGTAGTCGTAAATCGAACCCAGAACCATTTCGTCAGAGACGGCAGCAGCGCCCTTGCAGGTGGGGCAAGATTCCTCGCCGTGCCCCATACAGGATGGGCAGAGGTTCCTCAGCGCAGCCGGGACTGCTTCGTTGTAAGTATCGGCCATCGCCGCGTCCTTTCGGAGTGATTTGGTGGTGGAATCTGACCAAGATTCGGGAAGTTGGTCAGTCGCATTCAGGGCCTTTGCCTGTGCGATGATGTGCGCCTTGACCGCATCTGGGTTCTTGGCACGACCATACGACGAGATGGCGTTCTTCAGGTCGCCAACCGTCTTGATTGGGTAGGAGCCGTCGGGCATAGCCTTACCCTTTTCAGCGAGGTCTTGACGCTCCGTGTCCGAAACTTCACGCTTGGCGATGTCACGAAGACCTTCCAAAGCAGACTTGACGAGCGACAGTTCGTCAACAGCCTTTTCAGCAGCCTTGTCAGCGTCACGGTAGCCAGCGAGCGTGTTGTTGTAAATTGAGCGCAGTTCTTCGCGGTTCGATGCGCCCTTCTCAACGGCAGTGAAGTAGGCGATTTCAGCGGCCTTCATCTGCTCGGTGGCCTTCACAAGACGGAAGTTGGCGTTGTCAACTGCTGAAAGAGCCTCAACTTCCATACGGGCAGCCTTGGCAATCTGGTCGCCAGCGATGCGCCCAGCCACCTCGTCACGGCCCTTTTGGTAAAAGGTCACAACGTCTGGCGTGGTGTTTGGAACTTGAATCATACGAGAAATCCTTTCGCGTCTTTAGAAAGACTACACCGAGAATTGGAAATACTTACTAGCCTTCTTCGTGCAGTATGTCGTGGAGGGGGTGGTCTTTCGGAAGACCGCCTGCGTACTTGTTCCCTTGGAAAGCGTGACCCTGCGTAATGTCGGGGCTACCCGCACCACCACTACCAAGACCACTGGTGTGGTACGACGAATCAGGCCTGCTTGGTGAAACGTCCGGCGTACCCATTTGACCCATTGGGCCTTCGGCGTGGCCGACCTTTCCACTACCTGCATCCGGGGTACCCTCACGGTATTGGCGGCCGGGGTCGTTGTAGCGACTGACCATTGCGGCCCAACGGTCACGTCCAGCATCGCCTTGACGGTGCAGTTCGGGGTTAGAAGTGGTGTTCGGGCCACTGCCGGAACCCTGCGTGTACTGGTTGCCGTGGAACTCGTGGCCAGCCATATCCTTGATGACATCGTAGCCAAAGGACTTCAAAATCCACTCTGCGATTTCTGCGTTGGAAACAGTCATTTCACTGCCCTTTCTTAGATTTCCGAAATGCCCACGGAAATCGTGGCGTTAGTTGCAATCCCGTTGATTTGTCCACTGAACTGATTGGAAAACCAACTGGAACTTGGTTGTACTCCGATTCCAGCACCCGTGGCTGCCGTGCCACCGAGAGAGAGCCAGAGAATGTTGCCAGCCGTGCTGGAACCGTTTGTAATCCAAACGCCCTGACGTTGCTGGTTGGCGACCAAAAGCGTGGTTCCACCAGAAGCAGTAGAGCAAGAGACGCTACTGCCCGGTGTGTTTGCCCACAGCGAAGTTTGGTTTGGTGAAGTAGTGGCCATTTATTAGTACGTCACACGGCTATTTGCTCGTTGGCCTGCCTTCATCGTGTCTTCAGTCAGTGCAGCAGCAGCGTGGCTAGCAGCCTCGGCGTGGTCAAGTCGTGACTTCTCCCAAGCGCCGGGATGGACGGTGTTACTGAATGGCGCTGCGTCAATGTGGGCCTGTGCAGCAGCGAAATGGGCTTGTGCAGCAAGTTCGGCACCACGAATGCCATCTTTGACCATCTGGCTTGTGGCCGATGCTGGGTCAGCCTTGGCATCTTCGGCAGCCTTCAGGAGTTCTTTGCCAATAGCGATGTGTCTATCAAGAATACTCTGATGAATACTGGTCTGGGGAACGCCTGCTCGCTCATTAGCACGAATGTCACTTGCTGCCGTCGCTACATTGCGCGCATTTTGCCAAGGAGCGAGGTCGTTGGGGCCATCACCACGGCCACCGCCAGTGGCGTACTGGTTCCCCTCAAAAGGGTGGCCAGCCTGTGCGCCACTGCCGGGGCCACCCTTCGCCAGAAAGTAAGGTGCGCCACTGGGAAGTTGGATATCAGGAGTTTGCCATCCCAGTGCAGCAGTGGTTTGTGGGCCAGAAGCAGCGACAGTTGCCTTTGCAGCAGCGTTGCTCGCAGCAGAAACTTGGGAAGCGGTCGGCTTCTTCTCGTCAAGACCCAAGCGTCCACCCCACTCACCCTGAGCCTTTAGCACGGTTTCAGAAGCAGCGAGGTGCGCTGAAGAAGCCTTGTCGTGGAGTTGCGCTTCCTTTTCCATTTGCTTTGCCAGCGCAACGTTGCCCATCCCATTGAGGGCAACTGCATTGGCTTGCTCGTGAAGATATTTTGCCATCTTGTTGTGGTAGCCAGCGTGGTCAACGTGAGCCTGAGCGATGTCCTTTGCCGTGTATGGTGAAATGTTCCCTCGGTTCTTCGTGACGAACTGGGCCAGACGAGTTGCCGTGTCCTGTGCGCTACCTTGGGTGTATTGGTTCCCACGAAACTCGTGTCCCGGAAGGTCACCTTTGAGGATTTCAGTGAGTGACTTGCCGATTGGGTCAAGTGCGTCTGGGTGGAATGGGTTCTGGGTCATTTTTTGTCCTAACCGAGTGAGGCTTGGAGTTGCCAAGCCCATTTGTCGTGCATTTCGATTCGGCCAGCGAGGAAGTTTGCAATTCCCTGCTTACCAGTATTGCTAGCGATTTGGAACGCCGAGTTCAGGCTTTCCAGCACACCGTTGTTTACTGCGATGAGGTCGGTCACGAGCGTCGTGTGGTCGTAATCGGCAACCGGGATGTCCGACACCGAAGCGATTCCAGCAAGGTCAGTCAACCGGAAAGGGGCGAACACGCCGACCTTTCGGATGCTTTCACCAAGACCGTCAAGGCTTTCCCACACGTCGTTGTAGATTTCCTCAAACTTTGCGTGGTACTGGGGGAAGTCGGTGCCGACGATGTTCCAATGAAAAGCGTGGACGCGGTGATACATCACAGTGGCATCAGCGAGACAAGTCGCCAACGCCACCGGAAGTGTCACTGAGCCATCCTTTTCAACCAGCATTACTAAGCCGATTCTGCCTGCGGGATGGCACCGGAGATGGCAGCACTCATACGGTGTGCGCCGATTTCACTCTCGTTGTTCATTGCCGTGGTTGCAGCCTTGACTGCCTCACTGTGGCTCGCCTGAGCCTTCATTGCAAGAAGCGAGAGGGTGTGGGCATCAGCACCCGAACGGAGCGCAGAAGCGTAGGCACGAACGTCCTTGTTGGCGATTTCAGCAGTGTCGCCAGCGTGGTGGGCAGCAGCGTAGCCAGTCTTCGCAGTCTGGTGAAGCATCGGGTCTGCGCCGTTGGTGTTGAGCCGAGCAGCAGCCCAAGCGTAGTGACGAGCAGCAGTGTTGAAGTGGCGCATTGCGACACCGTGGCTACCACGCATCAACGCAGCCTGAGCAGCAGCCATATGTGACGATGCAGCGTCAAGGTGCTGACCGTGGCTCCACGACTTTTCGCCTTCTGGGTTGTCGTGGCTCCGAGACTGTGGGACACCACCGGTGGTGCCGTTGCCACGGAATGGGTGTCCCTCGTGTTCACCCGAACCGGGGCCACCCTTCGCCAGAACCAGCCATTCCTCAATTTGCGAATCGTAATCCGACATTTGGACTTCCTTTACTAAGTCGTGGTTGCAATAATGCTACCAATGGTTTTGCTTTTCAGTAGTTGTAGTGAGGTGCGCCACTGGGGAAGGACGAAGACACTGGAGCAAGCCCCGTGTCCCCTGCCAAATTGAGTGCTTGGTCAGTAGCCTCATTTGCGCCACGGCTTGCTCTAACGGCTGGGAAAGCGGCGTCAATACTTTCTTGACCAATTCCCTTTTCAGCAGTCACTTTGGCTGCTTCTTCGTGTGCCTGAGCCGCCTCTGCGTGAAGTTCAGCGGCGTGACGCAAAGAACTGGAGGTAATGGGGTGCTGGCTATCTAAGGCTTTTTGAGCAAGGTCGCGCAACTTGCTAGACATATCACGGTGTAGCGATGCTGCGATTTCGTGCTGTGCCGACACACTCTCTGGGTCGGCTTCGTCATCGTGCTGAAGATGCAAGTTGTTTGCAATCTTTAGGTGGTCGTTCGCACTGCGTGCTTCGGCATACTGATTACCGTGGAATTCGTGGCCGGGAACGTCTCCCTTTTGCACCTTGACTTCGCTCTTGATAACTCCAGTACGGCTACCTTCCAAACGCTGTGTGAGCAAACCTACAACGGCATCGTGAGAAGCAAGTTTCGCTTGGCTATCAGCAACATCTTGCTTTGCCTCATAACGCCCATCGCCAACTTCTTGTAAGGCGGAGGGGATGCGGTTTAGTTGAGCAAGATAGTCCTTACTCAACTGCAAATCCTGTTCCAATTCGCCTCTTTGAGCGTCAATGTGTTCCTCAACGCTTTTAGATGGGTCTTTCTCAATGCGTTGGGCTAACCGACCAGCCAACAAGTATCGCCGCTTGTTCTCTGCGGCGTTTTTACCACCACGCTTGTCGTATGCGGAAGCGATGCTTCGCAGTGCTGTGGATGCCGCGCCGTGGGTGTATTGGTTTCCGTGAAACTCGTGTCCAACGACATCGCCTTTGGAAACATTGGCTGCTTCCTCGGCTTTCACCTCGGTATACTTGGCTCGCATACGAGCGCAGTCGGCTTCTGACTTGCAGGGCGGGTCGCCGTGCATTGCGTGCCAATCGTCGTGGTCTTGGTCGTGACGGATGACATCAGCAAGACTTTCGCCCATACTCTTGGCAACGCCCGTGTCGAACGAGGTGCGGTTAAACGCTTGCTGCGACATCAAGAACGCACGGTGGGCTGCTCGCCACACCTTGTTCTCGGTATTCCACCTCGCCGGGAGAATCTGTCCGTGCTTCCCATCCCAGTGCTGGTCAACGACCACTGGGGCCATCATAAAAGCAACTCGCTGGGCATCCAAATGTGCGCCGTAGGCATCACCGTGGCCGGAAATGGCTTGGATGTAGCCAGTGGGGTTGGCTGCTTGGAGTTGCATTGCGAACTGACGGTGCTGTTCGGCCAAGTCCCCGTGCTTCTGGGCGAGAACGATGTAGTCCTCGTCAACAAGCGGAGGAACGCCGTTTTGGTGAAGCGTCGAATTCTCGTGGATGGCCACAATCATTCGGGCATCGTTCATCAGTTGCCCGGCTGCTGCAACGTAAGGATTGGAAGCGTCAAAGTTTTCCGGCAGTTGGGCGTTTGGGTAGAGCGAACCCAAGTCCTTGGCCACCTTCACCCAATTGTTCTCGCCAAGGATTTCACCAACAGACTTGTAAAACTCTGACATTTCGTTCCTACTTTCCGAGGGTGGGGAAGTTTTTCAAGGTTTGTTCGTCGGTGGGGAGGTCAACTTCCACGCCTGAACCGGTGCCGCCGATGGAGTATCCACGGATTTCACCCTTCTTGACGAGTTCCCAAGCCCAAGGCTCCCACTGAACGCCGAGGAACACAGTTCCGGCAGGGAACGCAGTCTTGGTGATTTGCCCAGTGTCGGCTTGAAGCATTGGAACTTCGATTGGGTGTGGCCACGTCAGGGCCTCAACCCACTTGCCAGCCACAATGTTCACATTGTGCTGAAGTCGAATGTCCCTGTCGCCGTTCTCCACATAACCCCAGAGTGCCTTTTGGAGTTCTTCGGGGTCAGTCCACTCGCCGTGGGCATCACTGCGGTTTGGAACGTACCAAGGGCCGAGCGTGTATCGCTTTTCGTCAGACTTTTGGATTTGGTTCGGGATTTCACTGGACTTCTGCATCAAGTTTGCGTCTTGCATCACTTCAGGCGCAGCCTCAGCGAGAACCGTCATATTCTTCGGCTTGCGAGTACGCATCTTCTTTCCACCAGACCAGTCTGGGGAATCAACGTGAACGCCACCAACACCGGGGCCGTAGTCCTTCTCAACATCCGAATCATCCGAATCGTCATCGTCGCTGGAATCTTCGTCGTTCTCGTAGCGTTCCTCATCCTCAAAGGGGTCATCCTCATCCTTCTTGCGACGGGACTTGTAGTAGGTGTCTGCCTCAGCCGAAGCCTGAATCAGCACAGGAACAATGTTGAACTTGCACCAGCCACTGGGGTTGCAGGTCACAGCCACCCAGTCGCACGAGTTGTTGTCGCCACAAGCGACGCAGTTGGCGCAGGTGTTTCCGCTACCGATGTACGGGGAAGCGTCAGTGTAGGCAGCGTCGGTGGTCGGGATGCGACCCATCTGCTCAACGAGTTCGTCAAGACTGTCGGCCAATTCCACCTGCCACGGGTCAAGACCATCACGCCAGTCATCGCCAAGGGGCGATATTTCACTGGAGTTGTCTTCAGGAGCAGCGACATCCGGGGTCACCACGGCAACCATCGGTGCAGACATATCGTCACTTGACGAACTGCTGCTGCTGGACGAACTACTGCTAGATGACGAAGAAGAACTGTCATCGTCGCTGCTGGAGGAACTGCTGGAACTAGACGATGAGGAAGAACTACTAGAACTTGACGAACTTGATGAGGAAGAACTACTAGACGAGGAATCCTCACTGTCCTCGCTAGAGGTGGAATCGTCAGACGAATCGTCTTGTCCGCCTTGGACTGCCTGAAGAATGGCTGCAACGGTGTTGGGGTCGAGGTTCACTTGCACGGCTCCATCGGTGGTGGAATCATCAGAAGAATCGTCGGGAGCGTTGTCAACCGGGCTGCTGTTGAACGTGAACGGGAACCCAATCGCCTTGTCCAACGGCTCGCAGATGGAAGTTTCCACCACTGAGCCACAGATGAGACAGGGCTGCACACCGTCGAAGTCGTTCTTGCTCTTGGTGAACGGGTGGGGAACGTTGGCGAGGCCCTTAGCGATGTTTCGGCTGATGAGACGCTTTTCGGCGTTCGGAGACATATCTTCCTTGCCGAAGATGCGCTCGGAGAGACGCTTCCAAATGTGGTTGTTGTCCGTTTCACCATTGGGAACGATGACCAGTGCGACTTCGCCACTCTTTTCAATTGCCATCAAGTCAGCAGTGACGTGGCCCTCGGTCAAAAGGTCAGCAGCACCCTCACGAACGTCGGCAGGCAACGACTTGTTCACGACGATTTCACTGAGGGAAATGTCTGCCACCACATCCAGTACGTTCATTTGTTCCACGGGCCTTTTTCTCCTTGCGCGCTTGGGGTAAATGCTATCCTATGTTTAGGAAATGGCCTATCGCTTTTGGGAGCGAACCGGTGCTGATACGGTGCCTCGTGCCGAGCCAACCCTGATTGCTGGCTTCTTCTTTGGCTTTGACGCTTTCACCTTGCGAATATGAATCGTCACGAAGTCGGCCCTTGGTTGTTGGTAAGAGGCCCGTTTACGCCAGTTGGTTTCTTGTTGCCACCCTTACCTGATGGTGGAACCTGCCCAGTTTCGCCGGGATAGCCCTGACTGGAGATGTCGGCTTGGATTCCACTACCACCCGACTGGTCGTTCAGACCGCCTTGGGGATTCTTCACGCCAGATGAGACGGTATTGGATTGTGGTGATGAGGAACGGCTGCCCGTGTTGGTTGCAACGAACTTGCCCTTGGCATCCTGCATCGCCGGGTCGGGGGCGATTTGGTTTCCACCATAACGAACGTTGTCGGCAAGACCGTTCGGCTCAGGCTGGAACAACGGAAGTCCGGCCAACTCACGCAGGTAGTCTTCCAAATTGTTGTCCGGGGTGAGCAATTGTGCTGTTGACAGGTTGGCGAGGAAGCCACCGAGTTCGTTCAGGTCAATGGCGTTCACTTGACCGTAGGTCAAGTTGGGGCAGCGAGCCGTGTCGAAGCCGTTCAGGGCCATAAGGCGTGGGATGGCGTGGCTGTTGAAGACCTCGGCAATCAGTCGAATCCACGATTCCACCGCAGCCATAAACAGGTCAACTTTGGAAGCACCCAGAGCGAACGAACCGACGCTCTCGTGGCCGAGCATAATGAAGTCGGCCAGACAGGTCATCGCAATTTGCTGGTTGTATCGGGTAATGATTTGGTCAGTGTTGAACTGACGTGCGCCACCGGAGTTCAGCAACTTGAAGTCCACGAGTTGCTTGCCGTTCTCATCGAACATCATCGGGAGGATGACGCCCTCAGTTTCGTTGCGCTTTACACCACGGACAATGCGCTCCATAGCGTTGAGCGAAGCCCTTTCAGCAGGCGTAGCAGTCGCACTCATCCATTCGGCTGGGACGTAGCCAACCGGAAGCCCGGCGAGGTCACGTTCCACCCCAACGGCTTCAAATTCTTCAATACGACGCTTGTAGTACCACGACTTGAACGAGTTTCGCAGGATGGAGCGACCTTCCGGGTTGCCTCGTGCTGAAGTCGTACGGAACAGTAGGGCCTTCTCAATGGGGATGACGTTCAGGCGACCCGTGGTGGGGTCACGTTGAATCATCGCTTTTACACCACCGGATTCATCGAACTGCCACTGCCAAAGGCTGTCTTGCGCTCGCATTGCAATCTTGCGCCAGCCAACCTTGTTGTCGCTGTACTTGGAGCGCAGGCTGGGGTCTTTCTGGTCTGGCCCCTTGCGCTGCTTGTAGACGATTTCAAAGTACGACCAGCCGTAGGTCAAAAACGACACAATGGCAATCATCAACTCGTGCCACGAATGGGACATATCGTCCATACATTCCTGTACGAAGATGGCAGCAGCATTGTCGGTATCAAGTGGTGTTTCGCCAGTCGGGTCGCTGTAGGGGTCTACACGCCAGTCCACCTGAAGAATGACGCGCTCAACGGCAAAGAGAATCGCCCCGATAATCGGGTCGTTTTCAGCCATATCCCGGTAGGCAGTGAGAGACTGTCGGCCTCGGAGTTGAGGCAGGATATCGTCAATGACGAATCCACCCGTGCGCCACAGACCAGTGGCACCGAGTTCGCTAAAGTTATCTACCTGTGGAAGCGGGTCGTTTGGATTTGGATTATCTGGCATCCCTGCTCCGTGCGTCAATGGCTTGGCTAGCCTCTATAAGGCTACTACCGGATTTCACTGCTGCCACGATGCGTCTGCGTTGGCTCAGTGAATGGCCGCCCCAGATACCGAACTGCTCGTCAATTCCGACTTCCAAACATTTGTAGCGCACTGGGCAGGCAAGACAGAACTTCCGAGCCGGGATGAGGTGTTTCCCGCCCGGAGTTTCGTGTCGCTCAGGGAAGAACAGGTCAATATGGTCGGCCTTTGGAACGCTGCGACAGGCTGCTTCGTCAGTCCAATCTGGCCTCTTTACTGCGCTGTAAAGGTCGAAGTCCAAGTAGATGAGGTCAATGTCCTCGTACTGGGCCTTCAAGTTCCTGTCCACGTCCAACTAAAAGTCCCCTTCGTAGATTGAGCAGAAAGCCAAGAACTTCAGGGCTTGGTTTTCAGTAAACCCTGCATCCATCAAGGATTGGAACGCTTCTTGCATCTCTACAAAGGCGAGGGTTAGTGGTGATGGTTCATCGCCAGCGAACGGGTTCGTGATGTCCTTATCGAAGTCATCGTCGTTTGGCTCAGGCAAATCCACATTCCAAAACATACAACATTTAGAAATGTTGTGCTAGGGAGTTGCCCGGACGTGCAAAAACCACCCAGTCCGAAGAAAGGGTGGCTTTGCTGGTAAGTGCCTTACGGTCACTCCCGAATGGTCAAAGGACTAGAACGGCTCGTCCTCAAAACGCTGGTTGTCGGCTCGGTTAGAGCCAAACGACGTGCGTGTGGTGTTGCTGCCAGAGTTGTAGCCAGAGTTTCCACCATCGGTGGTGCGCTCGTTCTTGGTCACAACTGCGCTGGCGTACTTCAGGGAAGCGGCGACTTCATCAACGATGACCACCAACTTGGAACGCTTGGCTCCAGTCTCCTTGTCTTCCCAGTTCTCCTGCTCAACTCGGCCAGTCACGACGAGCCGGGTTCCCTTGGTCACGGAGCCTGCAATGTTTTCAGCAAGTTCCTTGAACGCGGTGCAGTCGAAGTAGGAAGCCTCGGTTTCCCATTCTCCGTTGGCGTTCTTCTTGTTCTTGTTCACCGCGAGGGAGAACGGCAAGTAAGAAACCCCACCCTGACTGACCTTTAATTCCGGGTCACGGGTGAGGTTGCCGATGAGTGTGATGTTTGCGGGCATAGAACCCTCTCCTATCTTGGTTGTTATTGCTTGGGTTGACGCTCATCCTTCAGTAAAGAACGAACTGCGTTAATTGTAGCAAGGTTCTTGGCCACTTGTCCACCCCGGTTGGCTGCCAATTGTTGGCGCACTTCCATCTTGGGCAGTCCGGTCATTTCCACCAGCCACTCCACGGCTTGGTTCAGCATCGCAAGTCGCAGGTTGTCCAACGAGATGCCTGCTCGCAGCCCTTCCTCTAGGGCGATGCACCGGATTTCACTGGATTCGATGGGGAGATTTTCCATTGGGCTTCCAAACGTGTTGGTTTCCCTAAGGCTACACGACCTTCCAAAAGTAAGGGGGGTTCATCAAGGTGATTTCATCCCAGCCAGTCGTGCAATTCCTTGAACCGGTCTTCGCCCAGCCACGCCTTGAACTCATCCACTTGCTCGGTAGGAACCGAGATTCCGATACCGGTAGAAAAGACGTTGCTCGTGGTTTCGCAGGCCAAGGCCACAGGGACAGGCGTGTGCTGAAGCGTCTCCTGCACCCAGTCGTTGAACAGGGCCTTACGCCTCACGGTTTCGTCGGGCATCCCGGTAGTCCAGCCGGACAAGATTTCGGTGTAGCCCTCAACTGAGGTTTCCGTGTGGCCACGATGGGCGTTGGTTGCCTTCCAGTACGAGGTGATTTTGGGGGTTGTCCATTCCTCGTAGTTCTCGCCATCCACGATGAACCACGAACCGACCAAGACCTTGGTTGGTTCTTCCTCACCGGGGGTGAACAGCAGCAGCGTGGAGCCTTCGTTAATGTCTGCGCTGTGGCACTGCTCGCAGTAGGTGTTCTCGTCTCGGCCTATTCCGTACCAATCCTCATCGGGGTTGATTTCGGATTCGCAAAAGGCGCACGTTATGACAGTTGCTTCTTCCATTGGTTAGTTCCTCTCGTTGCAGATGGGGCATCGGTTCCAGCACGGCTCGTTGACCTGAGCGCAGGATTCGATTAACTCAGGATTGCGATGGTGGATGGAACACCGGGGGCAGATGCTCGCCAGTTGGCGAAGCAGGCTAGGGGACGGTGATTCGGTGTGAGGCTGCAAGGGTTCGCAGTGCGTCAATGTGGGCCTGTGCAGCGCGCAGGGCCTCTCTAAGGGTTGACAGGTTGTTGGCTGCAAGCAGGTGGGCGTATCGCTCGTCTTCAGTGTTGACCGTGGCGATGTCATCCACGGCATCCACGGTGGACTTCTCCCCTCTGCTGAACGCATCGTGGCGAGCGAGCAGGCGTTCCCGCGAGAAGCGCACCTTGAAGTCGGCCTCGGCTTTTGCTGTTGTTACGGCTGCTGCACGGATTTCGTCAACAAGACTTTCCATCCGTTCAACCTCTGCTTCGATGGCTACGGCAATCTGCGCTTGGGTCAACATTGAGGCACCTCGGTATCGGTATCGGTGTAGGCCACTTTAGTCTCTGACCGGTGGTGATGCAAGTTGGGTCAGTCGCCCACTCGTGGGGCGAGCCACCAGTCACGGTGCTTGATTTTGGAGTTGGCCATAAACTTCTCCACGATTCCCCAGCCTGCTTTGATGGCTGCGTCAAACGTGCTGAAGTCCCCACCGCGCTTGTAGGTGGTGCCGTTGGGTGCGACCACTTGGTAGCCGTAGCGGTTGTTGGGCTTCACGGTGGCGATGGACTGCCACTTGCCGGTGTAGAAAGAATCGGTCATTGCTCGCTCCTGTTCTGTCGGCAGGCCTTCCGGCTTGCCTCTCGCTTCTTGTTGGGGATGGTGACTGCGTTCCCCCCACGCCACTCGGTGAGGCTCCCACCGTTGGCGAAGTGGGCATTGCGCCGTGCTGAACGGATGAGGTTCACGTCGCTCTGTGTGGTCTTCTTTTGCTTTGCCATACCCTAATCCTACATTAAGGCTGTGGCATCGTCAAGACCCAAAGCCAAAGAACCCCTGCCAACTTCGACAGGGGTTCCCGGCTGGTGGTGATGCCTAGACCAGACCGAGCCGTGCAGCGCAGTCTGGGCCGAGGCCACGGTGGATGCTCGCTGGCACCGTGAGGGTGCGGAGGCAAGCGAGGCAGTTGCCCGACGAGAGAGCGTGAGCCTCAGCGAGGTTCAGGAAGTTCTGCCGAGCCTCGTCGGTGCTGCCAGTCACGAGGAACTGGGCTGCTGCGATGATGCGGTGCTTGTCCTGTGCTGAACCCCAGACCTTGATGCCCTGAGGGGTCACGAAGCCGAAGCCCTTGTACTTCTGCCGACCATCCACTGCCGTGAGGTAGGAGATGACCACCTTGCCGTCTGCCCACGCCTCTGAGCGCACCCGGAAAGTGACGTGTCCCTCAGCGTCGTGAACCGTGTACAGACCCTCAGCGACTTGCTGAACCGGCTGTGGAGCCACCGTCTGCACGGCTGGGCGAGGGGCTGCTGCGCCACCCTGACGGTAGGGAAGACCCTTCAGCACGTCAATGAGTTGTGAGGCTCCGGCCTTGGAAAGGATGCCGTCTTCGATGTCATCCAAGCGGGCGAGAACGTCTGCTGGGACAACTCGCTTGGAGACGAGGCTGTTGATGAACGCCACTTGCTTCTCGGTGGCTTCGCTGAACTCGGTGTTGATGCTGGTCACTTGGTTGTTCCTTCCTGTTGTCTGATTTACTTCTTACCCTAAGTCTACCTAAGGGGTGTCACACTGTCAACCCCTTAAATAGATTTTTTTCTAGGCCTCTTGGTTGGCGCGTGCGACCAACGCATCGAACTCGGCCTTCAAGTACGCATCGCTCTGAGCGATTTGGTCTTCGACCATTTCGACTGCACGAGCCACGGCCTCGGCCTTGGTGCTGAAGAACTCACCGGTTGCGAAGTACCGGCCAGTCACGAACACGACCTCGCCGTCTTCGTTGAACTCAGGGCTGACCTGAGCCGTGTGACGCTCATCCCACTGGCCGTTCCATCCTTTGCAGCAGCCACGCACTTCCCACACGCCCCTGCCGTTGTTCCGTGCAGGCCCTTGGTTGATGGCCCACTCAGTCGGGGTGAAGCCACGAGCCACTCGCTCTTGCGCGTAGCGAATGGAATCCCTCCGGCCTTGAATTTGACGAGCGTCACGACGAGCGTTCGCACCGTCAATCTTCTTGATGAGGATGGTCAAGATTCGCTTGGTGCCGCGCTCGTTGGTGTTTTGCCGAGCGACAATCTCGGCCTGCTTCTTCTTCAACTCTGCCACGAGCGTGGCTTCCTGCTCGGCAGTGATGATGATGGAGCCACTTTCCCAAGTCCAGTAGTTGTTGCGGAATTGGATTTCGCTCCTGAACTCTGGGCTGATTCGGTTGCAGGCACTGGAGACGATGTACAACTCGCCCTTGGTCAACGGGATGGTTTCGTTCATCGTGATGGTTGCCGTAATCATCTGGTGTTTCCCCTCTGTTTGGTTTGGATTGGATACTTCTGAACCTAATTATGCCTAACCAAAATTCAAAAGTCAAGGGGTTAGTCAAAGTTTTTTTCGGGAAAGCAAGAACCCCCCGCCGAAGCAGGGGGTCTGCCAGCAGCACCGTCGCTGGAGCGATGTAGGGTGCGCTTTGCTTACGATGAGCAAACAAGAAGGGAACTCTGTCGTAAGGGTGTCGGAATCCTACACCTCGCTCGTGTGTGCGTCAACTCATTCAAAGCCACCGTGGGCGAGGTTGCCGTTGTGAACGAAGATGAACGTTCCGTCATCCAAGGTGATTTCCTGATGGCCGTTGACAATCTCGGCCTTGACGATGGTTCGACCAATCGCAAAGGCCATTGCCTTTTCGATGGTGTCGGGGGTTGCGCTGGTCATCTGCCAGTCCTTTCTGTAGGTGGCTCTAGTCTGCCAGACCGTGCGGACAAAAAATGCACCGCCGGAGTTTGTGTGGACATTTGGGGGTGGCTATGCTGACCGTGCGCCGGGGCTGCTGAGCGTCTTCTGGTCAAGATAGGAATGGTTCCTACTCAGTGGCTCCGGCGATTTGACTTTGGTGTTCGCAGGACATAGACTGTCCCAGCCGGGGTCGTGGTGGCTACTGGTCGGTTGTTCTCCTTGCGACCCCGGCAATTATGAATCGTGACCATCCGATTCGTGGTGGTGTTCGATTTCCTCGCTCAACTCTTTGAGAGTTGCCTCTGCCATCAGAAGCGCAGCCTCTGCTTCCAGCAACCTTTCGTCAACCTGTTCGGCCTCGTGGTCGCGGACAAGACGCTCGCCCCACTTGGTGCCGATGTAGGCACCGGCGAAGTTGCCCAGCACCAATGCTGAAAGCATTACGACGAGCCGTGTCGTGCCGTGGCCGTTCAGCGTGTTGACCGAGTAGCGAGCAGCGACAATCCAAAACAGGGCGTAGCCAGCCTCAAAGATGCCAGCCTTGAACGCGGCGTTCCGGGCCTCGGCCTGCACCATAAACACTGAAAAGATGTTGGCCCCAAGGAAGCACCCAAGGGTGGCCAGTGCTGTGAGCCACATTATTGAATGAGGTTCCTAATGACGAACGAGGCTTCCCAGTCGGCTGCTGATGCGCTGTGAACCCCGGCGTGGCCACGATGGTGGCGAACGCAGTACACGATGCAGTTGGCTGCACTTTCCACCCAAGCACCCACCCTGTCAGGGTCGGAGATGCCGGGGTATCGCTTCTCAAAGAGAGCGAGGTCAATGGAGTTGAGCAAAGCGAACTCAACGTGGGCGTGATGGATTTCCAAAGGGTGGGACAAGTCACATTCAGTGAAATCCCCCTTCTCTACCCCGTAGGCGCAACGCCACTTCTCCGGGTCTTTCTTCCATTCCCGTTGGAGATGGTGAAAGTCAACGTAGTGAGGGTCATCCTCTCGTGCCGAGTGTTCTGGGTACACGACGAGGTAGGAGTGTGTGAACTTTTGGATATGCGCGCCGACAGCCCCGTCTTCACTCATCGCCAGTCCCCTTGTCCAGTGAAATGTCTGTCTTTGTGTCAATGTGATGGTCAAGTCGGGCCGTCAACTGCTTGACATCGGCCTTCACTTCCCGTACAACGGCAATAATTCGACGGTTTTCACTGCTGTTCTTGGCTTGGGCCTCGGCCAACGCCTTCTTCAGGTCAGTGACTTCGGAGCGTTTTGGAAGTCGCCCGTTCAGCCACCTGCCGAGTGAGCCGACGGAGCCGACAATCAGCACGATGGCGAGAACGGTTTGCCAGATGTTGTAAGTGTTCTGGGTGACGATTACGGCTTCCACAGGGCTACCCACGTCTGGTAGGTCGTGATGCCGGAGATGTGGATGTGGTTCTTCTTTTGGAAGCCACGCAACTTTCCAGCAGTCGAACTGCCGAAAATGCCGTCAACCTTGACCGGGAATCCGTGCTTCGTGAGCAACTGCTGAAGTTGCACGATTTTCGGTGCATTGACCGAGCCGACACGCAGCACGGGGTAGTTCCGAGGCCACGGGTAGGGGCGAGCCTTCTTCAGGTACCAGTTCGTAGCGTGGTCAGTGAGGGAAGACCACTTGCCATCTACTGGAATCCCGATGCGATACTGCCACTTTCGCACGGCAAGGTACGTCGTTTCACCAAACACACCATCAACCTGCTTCGCAGTCAGGTAGCCGTAGTGGTGAAGTACCTGTTGCAGGTAGACAACCTTGGGGCCGTGGGAGCCGTAGGCGTAGATGGGAGCCGGGTGACGGTTCTGTCCGGGGGTCGGGGGCTTCACGCCTGCGCCGGTCACAGTGGCCCACCACAATGGCTCGGCTGCTGAAAGGTCAGTGTGACCCTTGATGCCGGGGATGTTGGCCACGCTCGTGTACTGCCACATAGACCAGCCCTGCGAGTTCCACGCTGATGGCGTGTGAGGCAACGGCAGGTTGCAGACGTTTCGCACGTTGGCGTAGCCGTTCGGGTACGCAGCGAGCCAGAGGCGCATTTCAGTGAGGCCCTGAGCCGTTCCCCAGCCGTAGAAGCCACCCGTGTAGAGAATTGGAGTACGACCCGACAACTGCTTCACGGTGCTAAACCACTGCTCGGCCCACTTGATGGTGGCCGGAACGGAGAGTTCGTTAACTTCCAAATCCAAAGCAGGGGGCAGAGTTCCGGTTGCGCCACCGGATTTCACAAAGAACGTGGCTGAGGCCACAGCCGATGCCTTGCCGGGGCGGGCAAAGTAGTACGACCCGTAGGGGATGCCGACCTTCTTGGAATCAGCAGCGTCGGTAGCCCAGTTTGGATTGACGTAGGCCGTGCCTTCGGAGTTCTTGATGTAGACCCCGGAGATTCCGTTTTTGGAAATCTTTGTCCAGTCGAACGGATACACGTTGTTGCTGGAAACGTCAATTACTCGCACCCACGTCTTGCAATTGGAGTGGGCGTAGGCCGTTGCTGCGCCAGCACTGGTACCCAGTGGCACAAGGCAGGAAACGGCAGCCAGCGTGGTGATGGCTAGCCAGTTGAGCAGGTTCTTGGGGTCAAGGCGCATACGTTCATCGTATCGCCAAGTTCGTAAAACCTTTTAGGTGAAATTCAAACGCTCAGTCGGCCCATCTTCTTCGTCACGATGACGTTGATGATGTTCTGTTGTGGTTCCCACAGGGCGATTCGCTGCTGCGAGCGCATCTTGTGGCGTTGGTTCGGCGTGGTTCCACCTTGGTAGCCGTGTCCCTCGTGATGCAATGCCCACTCCAAGCACGGTTCCACCACCGGGCAGTTAGCGCAAGTGTTGATGGCCTCAGCCGGGTACTTTACGTTGGATGCTCCGAGTTCGGGGTAGAAAATGTTCACGTTCATTCCCCGGCAGGCTGCCTGTCCAATCCATTCAGCACGAGTTGACGATTTCGGCTTTGCCACTATTCAATCTCCTGATAGTCCTGACCAAGCACCAATCGGTGCCTTCTGTGCCTGAGCGTCTTTTTGTCTTCGCACCCAGCAAGGGTCATCCCCTGCTTCGCTGCTTCAAGTTCAACGCTCGCATCTAGTTCTACCTCATCTGCGAGGGGTAGTGGTGCGATTTTGGCGAGGATGTTAGAGCCAGCAGGGATTTCTACCAAGTAGAGCCGGTGCTTGCCCTTATGCTTCGCCCGGTCACTCTTTGCTGAATAGATGTACCGACGAGCAATGACCGGTTCGCTAGTCATCGCTCGGCCTAGGGATTACATCGGCCTGCCACCATTCGATGTGGTTCTCCCACTTCGTGGTGACTATCCATCCCTTGGAGCGCAGATAGTCCTCTAGCCGTGCTGCGTCTTCTGCCGTGAACGGAAAGTCCACCTCGTACATCGTGATGAAACTGTCCGTGCTGAAGTTCACGCCTTCGGGCAGAACGTGGAGTTCGTAGGGCAACTCGCTCGGTGGGATTGTCAGGGCTGCTTGCATCATAGGTTCCACCCTACTCAACTTGCTTGGAGAGCAACGTAGTCCTCACCGTCAATGGTGTACTCCACCGGGATACCGGCTTGCAGCATTTCTGCAAATCGGTTGACAATGGCTTGCTTCACCTCAGTGCGAACTAAATCCCAAGCAGCCTTGACATTCTCGGTGACCTTCTTGGCATCCTCAACGACGTTGTTTGACGAGGTGAACCACTGCCAGACGCGGCCATCGTTCTCACGGCGCACCGCAGAGTTGACGGCAACGGCGATGCCAGACCGATTCGGGTGGTCGTAGTTAGGCCCTTCCATCCTCAACCGGGTGCTGATGTTGCCGTCTTCCACTTGAATGTTGTAGTCCATCCGGTAGTAGAAGTAGCCCTGCGAACCTTCTTCGCCCACGACCCACTTTGCTGACTGGTGCTGGGAGTTGCCGTTGCCAGTGCCTGCGGTTGGCTCAGGCAACCCGGCTTCCAAAGCGTTGTACAGGTCAATGAGGTAGTCAATGTTCTGACGGTTGATGTCGGGGATGTCGGACAGGCCAATCACCCTGAACACGTCACGGCGCACGGCGTGTAGGTGCGAAGCCCCGCGTGCGGTGATTGCTTCGTCAATGGCCTTGATGAACTGGCTAAGGGCTTTGCGCTCTTTATCCGAGGACTGGTCGCGCAGAGCCACGGCCTCGGCGCGGATTTCGTCAACGGCCTTAATCGAAATGCTGATGCGCGCACGAGAGAGGTCGGAGTAGTCCAAGTCCATAAGGTCTGCGACCCGGCTACCGGGAGCAATGCCCATCCCAACTAGGAGTGGGGTGGAGTTCCAATCTGGTGATGTTGTTGCTGCTTGCTCGGCAGCAATTCTCGTGAGGTACTGGTGGACTGCTTCCTTGTTGTAGGTGATGCTCACGGGTTTCCTTCCTATTGAATCCAATGGCTACCCTAATTCTACATTAGGGGTGTGGCAAAGTCAAGTCACAATGGTGAAGTAGTGAGGGGTCTTGCCCTTTGGCTGCTCCCACCGGCGACGGTGGGTGGTCGTGGTCTTCTTCGGCAGTGGCCTCAGGGCTGGCCGTGAGACTGGCCGTGGGGCTTGCTGCTGAACCTTGGGCATTGCGTAGGGGATGCCGTCGAATTCCTTGATTTTGTACACCACGTCTGCGATGCCTGCGTATCGCTCCACGAGGTCGTATCCCAGAGCGTCGGCTTCTCCCCGGTAGCAAGTTTTGGTTTCCACCTGCATATCGCCAAGCATTACGGAGACTTGCACGAGGTCGGTTTCGTCATATCTGCGGTTCGTCATACCCACAGTGTAGCATACTCAACTAAAACCTGCTATAGTGTTGGTATGACAACTGACACCCACACCAAAACGGCACTGTTCTTCGCTTATGGGACATTGCGTAAGGGACAACGCCTGCACGATTGGATTGCCGATGAGGTGATTCAGGAAGTAGGCACCGGGACAATGAAAGGCGCACGGCTTTTCTACAGTTCTACGCACAGAGCGTTCCCCTACCTCGTGATGACCGATAACCCGAACGACAGGGCCGTTGGAGAAATCTACGAAGTACCGTTGAACGATTCCATCCTCGCAATGTTGCAGATGGAGCAGAACGCTGGCTACACCATTGTCGAAAGTATCGCTGAGTTCGATGGGGTGGAGTACCCCGTCATCGTCTGCGAATGGCGACACGAATACGGCGAGCCGGTCACCGACAACGACTGGATTGCCGATTCGCGGAAAGAGTGGTGGTGATGATGACAGAGCCACGAGGCTTCGCCAAACTGCTCAACGAGGACGAGGTGACAGCAATCGCCATCCTCTTTGAGATGACCGACGCACAGGTCGAAGCGATGGATGACGCAGCCCTCGCTCGTCTCTACGACATTGACGTTAGCGAACTGCCGTACTACCTACTGAGCAACGAGCGATTCGATGAACTGGTAGACGAGGGGCTGGAGGAATGGGAAGCGGCTCACCTCAGAGACGAGCATCCCGACCTGTTCGATGACTTGCTGTTCGATGAAGACGGTCTAATCGAAGACCGACTGTTTGCAGAGAAGTCGCTTGTCCCGATGAAGCCACCGAAGAAGTTCGGTCAGGACACGTTCCGTTTCCAAAGCCAAATGCGAAAGCACAACCCACCAAAGCCGGTACAACACCACTTTGAATTAGTCAACTAAGGAGCAATGATGTTTACGTCATACGACGAACTGCTGGAGGCGATGGCCGACAGCCTTGATGAAGACACACTGGACGAAGTGTTCACTAGCCCTGAGCCACTGCCAGAGCCGGAGCAGGTTTCCACCTGCGCCTGTGGCAATCCTGCTTGTCGCCTAACGTCCAAGGTCGTTCGTACCCCACACGGTACGGCGAGCCGGTACACGAACCACCGATGCAGGTGCGAGCCGTGTGCTGAAGCGTACCGAGTGTTCCGTAAGCGATATCTCGTGCAGCGACCTGCCGTGTGTGGGTGTGGCAACACGAGTTGCACCCGGCATACCCGGCGTGAGGTGAAGCACGGCTTGTCGTGCTACTTCCGGCACCGGTGTCGCTGCGTGACCTGCAAGACAGCGATGCGGGACTACCAGCGTGAGCGTCGGGAACGGCTCCGTGGTGAATCGGAGCCAGTGGCCGTCACAATGTATCCTGTCGGTTAGTCGCAGCAACTATCTCGCCAGCCACACCCACGGCACTTGAAGTGGGCGTGTTCTGGCGTGAGTTTTCCACCACAGAGTGGACATTCGGAGAACACAGCAAAGGGGTTGCACTCGGCTTGTACCGGTGTGACCCCTTCAGTGCTTTCCACCTAGACCTGCCAAGTGGGTTTCGGCTGCGGAGGGATTTGCAGTTGCTGGATAACCTTCGCTGAGGCCTGCGCCTGCTGAAACGCCTTGTCGTAGTCGGTGTCAATGCCCTCAGACAGGATGGCCAACACTTCCTCAACCGGCTTCTCGGTAATCATTGACAAGGAGTGGATGGCTCGGTTCAACATCTGCCGTTCGATGTAGTGAATCTTCTTGATGGCTTCGATGCCCTCATCCACGGCGATTTGCTCAACGGTTTCTTCGTCAATCGGTTGTGGTGAATCTTCAGTCATTAAACAACTCCTTCAGGGTCTTTGCGTCTATTCCAATTACTTCCCCGGCCACACGCATTGCTGCCCGAAGTCGTTCCGTCGTGGCCGTGATGATTTCACTAGCCTTGTTGTCCAAACGGACAACAATTCCTGCGTCATCCAAACTGTCAACCAGTTCGTTCCACGCTGCTCGCTGGATGAGGATGAGTTCCACCGCAGCAGCCAACGCCATATCAACGGCGATGCTCAACTGCTCGTCATCAGAAAGACCGAACACGTCTCCGGTTGCGGGGTTTGCATCTTCGGGTGCAGTGAAATCTTCTTGCTGTGGCATCACGATTTCAAAAAATCTGCGAATGACGTTCTTCACGGGGGCTAACTTACACCTTTTGAGGTGCCGTTGACGGCCCTTAGGAGCATATTTACGGTTTCCACCTTGACATATTGCGATTCGATGAAGAACATCACGCTTCCGTTGTAATCTTCGATGCTCCAGCCCGGCGTGGGGGCTTCTTCGTAGGTGGCAATCCAAGGGGTGGGGTTCTCAAATGGGTTCATCTTCGTACCCAAGGAGATTGTGGCCCCAGTCCCATCCGTTTGGAACGTCCACTGAAAACGCAATGTAGGTCTTGCCATCTTCAGGGATGTAGGTCTGCTTCACGACTTCGTTGACGGCATATCCGACGTTCTTCGCCAAGTCCACGGCCATCTGGTCTGAGATTTCACTGCTAGCAAACGCAATAGTCAACGGCTTTGGAACGACTTGCACCCATTGGTAGTCCCCGTCAATAGTCCATAGCCCGTAGGGTTGCCAGCCAACAGTTTCAGCACTCTTGGTTGCTTCTTCTTGGTCGGTGACCGGGTGCATCGTTGCCAGAGGAACGGAGTGTGTGATGATGCCTTCGGCGTTGAGCAGCGAGATTGCCGTGTCTCGTTCTTTGGTGATTTCCAAAATGCAGAGCATTGTCATTCTTCCTCGTCGGGCGGCAACAACGCTACCAAATCGGCTACTTCTTGTGCGTGTTCGTGCAGGTGGGCGACACTTTCGCCACTGCGAACGAGACGAACGAATTCCAGCCCCGTCATATTGAGGCGAACCTTGGCGAACTGGTCTACGCCAAGCCAGATGTCCATAACCGAGAACTCTTTAAGGATTTCACTGCGAACTGCGTCTTCTTCTTCATTCGCCATTTGGAAACCACGGCTCCCCGTTGCGAAGAATTGGTTCGCAGCCGTCAATCGGCTCGGTCAAGGTGATTACGTCAACGCCTGCCTCGGACAAGATGAGGTCGGCCAGCAAGGTGCTTTCTTCCCAGTGCAGATGGTCAGATTGGCTCGTGTAGCGCACAAGTCTGCTGATGCCTGCCTGAGCAATCGCCCTAGCGCAGTCGGCGCAGGCTGCCCAGACAGCCACCATCGTCAGGCCCTCGGTCTTCAGGCCGTTTCTAGCAGCCGCGTAGATGGAGTTGCGCTCGGCGTGTTCGACAAAGGCGTACTTGGTAGGTCGTACCCAGCGTTTGTCGAAGTATTCCACCCCAGCCGGGAACTCGTTGACGGCCAATGTCTGTGGGATGAGGGACAAGCCCCTTACCAGCACTGCTGCGTTTTGGGTTGATGGGTCTGGCGATTGTTGGGCAGTCCTCACGAGGCCAGCCATAATTTTCACCACCGCATCGTGGGTCACTTTGACGTAGATGCGTTCTTTGAGTTTGCAATCCCAAAGAAAATTTGCAACGTTCCACCAAGTGCCAGCGAGTAGCAGAGCGCGCCGATGGCAGGCTTCCAGCCGAAGACGATGAATACGACCAGTGGGCCGAAGATGACCGTCAAGCCAAAGGCAATGAAAACCAAAAGGAAAATTGCCAAGACAAAAAATTCCAGCACTTTCACGACAACTTCCTCACCCTCACCGAGACGTAATGCTCGTCGTTTTCATCGAAGCCACGCAATTCCAACTCGTCGGACACAACCAACGGAACCTCTTTGGTGAAGGTTCCGTTGGACTGCATCCAAAAGTAGAAGGGGAACTTGCGCTCAACGTATCCACGGACTTCTTGGCCTGAACTGCAATAGGCCGTAGTCGGTGGCTCGGTTTCTACCACTACTTCGTATCTCGTCATAGGGGTAAGACTACACCCCTAGTCAGCGACGTGGGTGGGGGGATTAAACCTCGATGGTGACGAAGTTGCCGGTGTCGTTGTCCCGGTTCAGGCCGTTGACCACGGTTCCTGAATCCAACGTGCAAGTGTAGAACTGGTGAAGGTGGCCGTGGTACGCCGTGTGCGCTCCACAGGCATCCAAAGCAGCCCGAACCCGGTTCTGGTTCTCAATGGACTTCTCGGCAGCCTGAGGCCCCCACTGGCTCAACTTGCGTCGAAGGCCAGCAGTCTCCTGAACGCCAGTCGGCGCATCGTGGCTGAGGAAGATATCGGCAGGGCCGTTGCTGATTGACCGAGCAACATCTTCGTCAGTGACCATCTCCTGAGGCCACCACGAGACGTGTGGCTTGCGATACTTGATGTCCACCGAATACGCCCCACCGAAGGCACGGAAAGTGGTGTCGCCAATCACGAGGTTAGAGCCACGAGACAGGTAGGTGACCCCATCGGCAATGGGGACGTGACCGTTCTCGTCTTGGTCAAGGTCGAACAACATATCGAAGTTCTCGTGGTTTCCGTCTAGCCAGTAGAACGGCACACCGGTCTGCTGAACCATCTCGGCAGTTAACGCCGAGAAGTCACACAGCCCATCCGGGCCAATTGACCAGCCGTAGCCGTAGTCGCCCACTTGGATAATGGCAGAGCAATCCCCATAGTGGGCCTTGGAGAAAACTTGTTGGAGAGCGTGCGGATTGCCGTGCAAATCCCCGGCAAGCAGCACTTTTGTCTTGTTTGTCATACCTTCAGTGTACCTTAGGTGGTTTCGGAAGTCAAGTCCCGTTCCAGCATCCGAGCGCAGGGTTCCAAAACGCAGTACGCTGCGTCAAGTCATAACCCGTAGGAAAGGGATTTCACTATGTTGTCGCTCACGATGATTGTCAAGAACGGCGAGGAACACATCGCCCAGACGCTGGTGTGTGCCAAGGAAATTTGTGACGAAATGATTGTCGTGGACACTGGTTCTACCGACAAGACCGTCGAAATTGCCAAGTCCTACGGAGCCAAGGTCTTCCACTTTGACTGGATTGACGATTTCAGTGCAGCCCGCAACGAGGCCATCCGTCACGCCACGGGCGATTGGTTGATTTGGCTGGACTGCGGCGACGTGATTCCACCACAGGCCATCGAAGGGTTCAAGAACCTGAAGATGCAACTGAAGACCAATAAGGAAGTGGACTTCGTTTGGTGCAACATCAACCGGGGCATCACTGACGAAGGCGTTGTGGTGTTCAAGTTCAACACGCCCCGTTTCTGGCGAGCCTCGGTCAAGACCAAGTGGATTGGTGCTGTTCACGAATACCTAGACCGTTCCAACGAGAACGCTTTGATTTGGGCCGATGCGTGGGTGGATGACCCGTTGGCGATGAACAACACTCCGACGGAGCGCAACATCAAGATTCTGCGTGGACTTTTGGATAAGGGCGATGATTCACCACGCACTGCCTACTACTACGCCAACGAACTTCGTGACCATAAGCGTTGGGATGAGGCCATCGAAGCCTACGACCACTTCCTGAGCCTGAACCATTTCACTTGGGAGTACTACGACGCTTTGGTTTCGCAAGCCAACTGCTACCGACAGGGTGACCCTGAGCGCACCAAGGGTGGTTTGGAAAAGGCCGTTGACTGCTACTTCAAGGCAATGCAGTTCACGCCTATCCGTGCTGAAGCCTACGTTGCCCTAGGGGACATTTCCTACGAGGCCCAGCGTTGGGATGGCGCAGTGCCGTTCTATCGTGCGGTGATTGGGATGAAGCGACCAATGGAAGGCTTCGTCATTGAGACTGCCTACACTTGGCTGCCTTGGGACAGGCTGTCCATTTGCTACGGGAATATGGGACTGCTGGAAGAAGCCGTCGAAGCCACCGAGCGTTGCCTGCGTGAAGCCCCACCGAGCGAGTGGATGCGCTTGTGCAAGAACCTCACGATGTATCACCAAGCCATCCAGCAGAACCGTCAGAACTTTGAAGTTTGGAAGGCCCAGCAACAGCAGTTGCTCCAGCAGCAGCAAGATGCTCAGAACGCGGCGAAGCAGCAGAAGGCATTGCCCCCTGCTGCCAAGCAAGTCTCTAATGGCCGGGTGACCCCGAAGAAGGTTCGCTAGACCACGAACAAGTGCGGGGGTGTTTCGACCTCGTGCTTCGTGCCGTAGTAGTCCACGATGGTCACCGTGCCGCGCTGCCAGACCTCGCCGGTGTAGCCCTTGGTGTTGCGGTAGTGGTGAACAATCAGATGGCTAGCGTCGGCCTTGGCTTGACCTATTGACGCAGCGTCAACGTAGAACGTTCGTGACCGCTTGCCGTGTTTCGCTCTGACGCAATATCGCATACGCCCAACCTACTTTGATTCCTCGTCGTACTTCTCCATCGTGCTGATGAGGATGCCGAAGACGAGAGCGACCACGGCGTAGACCACGACAATCCAAAATGCCGACAGGAACAACTGGCCAGCGAACGTGGTGGTGTGGAGCCGGACAGTGGCCACGGATACGAACAGGGTCGCCCAGAGGAACGAGCAGAGGTGAAGCCACTTGGCCCACGGCTTCCATCGAAGCCGGAGCCGACGAGCGTGCTTTGGCCGACGAGCGTGCTTGGCCGCGGTCATTGCGCCACCCGGAGTGGGGTGCTGTCACCCTCAACGAGAGCCTGCACTGCCTCACGAGCCGCGTACCACTCAGCCCATTCTTCCTCACTGTGACGATTCACGTCAAGGAGCGTGGGGAGCAGGTCGGCAATCTTGGCGAGGTGCATTGAGAGGTACATCGCCGCGGTGTCGGACACCCAAGTCCGACCCGGTGGCAATGCGATGTCGCTCAGACGCTCAGACGCTTCGCGGAGGATGTTCAGTTCGGGGACTTGGTTCTCGGTCATCGGGCCACCTTGTGGTTGTAGTTGGATGAGGTGATGTCGCTGGCCTCGTCACGCTCGCTCCATCCGGGGGACAGGCGGTTGATGACCTTGGTGAGGCGCACGATTCGGTAGTCGCACCAAGTGTGCTGACGCTCAGACGCTGCAAGTGCAGCCGTGAGGCGAGCCACTTCTTTCTTCAGTTGACGCTTCGTGGTCATTGGTTCTCCTTGGTTGGTCGGTGTCACACCGGTATGATACTCTACCGGTGTCTAGTCCACAAGTCACACACTCACACTCGTGGGTGAATGGCTTGCAGGGTAAGTATGCCTAAGGGTTGTCACAAAGTCAAGTAACACCCCGGAAAAGATTTCTCAAAAAAATTTGGCTTACCCCCTTGACAAGACAAAAAACCTTAGGCAGACTTAGGTTCGCAGTACCCGATATCCCACCTACCAAGGAGAGCAGAAATGCCGACCAACCGACCCACGCAGTACCGTCGGAGCAACATCGTTGCTCGCAACACCACGGCGACACACAATCGTCAAGACAGGGCGCTTGCCCTCCGTGAGGCTGGCTACTCCTACGCCACCATCGCACAGCGACTTGGCTACCGTGCAGCACAGGGCGCATCGGAAGCCTGCCGTGCAGCCCGCGCCCGACAGGGACAGGTCGTACAGGCCATCGGCACCGTTGCCACCCCTGCTGTTGCCACGAACCGCAATCCTAACGTCACGTCTCGCACGTTTGGCTTGGAGATTGAGTTCTTCGGCATCACCCCCAGCGACGCTGTGACTGCGCTCGCTGCTGTTGGCATCACGGCTTCCTACGAGGGGTACACGCACCGTGTCTCCCGCGACTGGAAGATTGTGACCGACGCATCGGTGACCTCAACCGGCACTGGCCGAGGCGCAGGCTTGGAGTTGGTCAGCCCGATTCTCCGGGGCGAGGCTGGCTTGGAGCAGGCAGCCAAGGCAGTCACGGCACTCCGTGATGCCGGTGCGCGGCAGAACACAACGTGTGGTGTTCACGTTCACGTCGGGATGGATGGCTTGTCCGGGGCGCAGATTATGAACGTCTTCGACCTCTACACCAAGAACCAGTCGAACGTGAACAACCTCGTGTCTCGCTCACGCCACTCCAACCGCTACTGCCGTACCACGGTGCCGAACTACGAGCGTTCGTACCACGACAACATCCGTATGGCTACCACCAAGTCCGAGATTGACCGTCTCGTCAGCCGACTTGACCGGTTCGTCACGGTGAACCTCGCGGCCTACGCCAAGTACGGCACGGTGGAGTTCCGTCAGCACCAAGGCACCCTCAACGGCGAGAAGTTGACCTCGTGGGTCAAGTTCCTGTTCTCGGTTGTCGAAGCCGGTGCAGCAGGTGACACCACCGAGTACAACTCGCTTGACGAGTTGCTCACGGCACTCCCCTTGGCAAATGACACCAAGGGCTTCCTCACCCGGCGAGCGACCCGGCTCGCAGCGAACCGGTAAGCCAGTTGCAGGTTCTCAGTCTCAGTTGCACGATGGGACTGAGAACCTGCTATACTGTCCTCTAGCAACACACAACCTACCAACAGAAACGAGAATCGTATGTGCGGAATCGCAGGCTTCTGCCTCAGTCCCGACGAGCAGGTGAACGCCAAGACCGTGAGCCAGCAACTGCTCAATCAAATCATCCAGCGTGGCTCGGATGCCACCGGTGCAGCGTGGGTGCAGTCCAACAAGGAAACCAAGAAGGCCACGGTTGCCGTGAGCAAGGCTCCAGTGCCTGCTACAGCGTTTGGCCCCTACTTGGAGATGATGCCCCCGAAGACAAACCGTGCCATCCTGCACACTCGCTACGCCACGCAGGGCAGCCCTCAAAACAACTTGAATAACCACCCCATCGTCAGTGGCCGAATCGTCGGCGTACACAACGGGGTGCTGAACAACGACAAGGCAATCTTCGACCACCTCAGGGGTGCCGAGCGCAGGGGTCAGGTGGACAGCGAAGCAGCGTTCGCCCTCATTGACCAGACCAAGTTCCGGCCTACCGAGGTCTTGGAATCTATCAAGGGTCGTGCAGCGTTGGCGTGGTTCGACGCACGAGACAAGCGTGACCTGCACCTCGCTCGCTTGGAAGGCTCGCCACTCGTCATCGGCCAGACCGAGGCCGGGTCGCTGTTCTTCGCATCCACGATGCCGTTGCTCGTGACCGCTTGCGAGAAGGCTCGTGTCGGGCTGAAGTGGGTTGAGGAAGTTGACCCTATGACCTATATGCGAATCCGCAAGGGCGAAATCTTGGAACTGGAGAGCATCGGTTCTAGCGTGAAGGCAATCGCATCGTGATGACCTACCCGGAAAAACCAGTGTGGACAATCCGTTGGAACAACGAAGTCATTCAGGCTCCATCGGCGTTCGACATTCTCGCCACGATTGGTGAACGTTCGTTCAACCCGCAAGACCACAAGTACCCCAAGCGAGGAATCGCTTACCGGGTCTTCGTGCAGTACCAAGTGCTGATTGACGATGACCTGCCCGACGAGATGTTCCTAATGAAGTTGGCCGAGTTCGGCCTGCTGCAACTGAGCGTGAGTGGAGTAGCCCCAGTGGACGTACTCCAAGAATCGCTCCAGTTCGCTCAGGCTTGGCACGGATACGACTTCCCCGATTCTGCGAAAGGAGGAAAGCAATGAACAAGGACAAGATTGTTTCGCAGTTGAGCGATGCCATCGTCAAGGTGCTGTCGAACGACAAGGCCGGAGCGACGAAGACTGTTGCAGGCGTGTTGAGCACACTGACGGCAACCGGCACCGTGAGCGAGCCGAAGGCAACGCAGCCGAAGGCCACAACGCGTCGTGCTGGGCCGGTTCCGGCTCTGCGCGGTATGCGCTTGGCGAACTTCAACCAGCAAGTGCTGGATGGAACGCCTGTCGCACAGTTGGCACGGCAGTTCAGCATCTCGGCACCTACGGCCTACCGCTACGCGGGCTTGGTTCGTAAGGCAACCGTGAACGCACCGGCAACGGAGCCAACGGTTGTGGCCTAGAAGCCACGAGGTGATTGGCACGGTAGGGGAAGGTAGGCCCTTACCGTGCCTTTCGCCATTTCTGGCTACAGTCGCCAGTCGTTGTTTTGGAAAAACCCGATTGGCGCAATCCCCCCGGCCATATTTGGAACGATGCGACGGCCCTGAAGGTTCAGTTCCGTCAACGCCCACACGAGCGCATCCACGCGGTCAGGTGAAGTGGAGCCACGAGTACCCGGTGCCGGTGGCACCCACGTTGTCATCTGTTCCTCTAGGTCGGCAAATTGCTCCGGTGGGCCAACGTGGTGAATCCGGCCCTGCTCGTAGAGAGCGACAATGGGTTCGGCTCGTGCTTTCTTGGAGTAGCGAGCATTGGGTCGGTTAATCGGCATCATTGGCCGGATGGTACGCATCACGGATTCAAGGAGTTCGTGACCTTGGTTCGATTCGATGACCACGATGTTGGCGTTCCATTCGTCGTAGGCTCGCACCACTCGCTGCGCCCAGCGTTCGACGGAGTTCTTATTCGCGGCTGGAAGGCTGGCATCTTCCAAAACGTAGCCGTGGACTTCGCAGTGACGCACGACGCAAGTGTCAGGCTGATGCGGGCCAGCAGCCACTACGACGATGCCTGTCTCGTCGGCGTTCTCCCCGGATGTCACGGCAGGGTCAACCCCCACGACGATTTTGGTGAAGTCGCTCGGATTGACTTCAATCACACTGTCTCCAAGATTTTCCAAATCGCACGGCCCTGTTCAATCATCTCCTGTGTCCACATCGCACCCTCTACGTCTAGGAGCAGGACACCTTTCAGTTCCTGTTCTCCAATCCGGGTACCCTCATAGGCCGTGAGGACTGATTCACGGAATGACGGAGCAAGGTTTTCAAGGTTGTCGTAGGTGGAGCCGTTGGTGACCACCGTGGTTCGACGTTCCATTAACTCCCGCACGAGACGCACACGCTTCGGGGTTGTGGTCACGAGGACCTTTGGATTTTCACCAAGGCGCAGACCCAGCATCAGGTTGTTCCACGAAGTATCCAACACATCGCCCTTGGGCGCATCTCGCCACGCGGCTAACTCATCGCAGTTATGAACGAGGATTCCACTAGCAAAAAACTCGTGAGAATCCTCAACCGTCAAGTCGTAGACTGCGCCTCTCTGCCCGTTCCGCAATACGGCGGAGACATATTGCCCGCCGCCTTGGGTTTCCACCTCATCGCCACTACGCAGAACTTGCGCCTCCGCCCAATCGCCATTTGCCCAGATGCGGTGATTTGGGGTGCAACGCAAGACGTTCCCTGCCTCGGTGTGGATTTCCAGCACCTCTGCGTCGGGGTTCGTCATTGTGGCTGCGAGGACTTGCTTCCAGCCATCACGAGTGGCGACAACATCCCCAACAACAACTTCTTCAATTGGAATTTCACCACGGCGAGTGACAACACATTCGCCCTCTGCCACGCACCACGCAGCGTCGTGCTGTGGGCCACGGAGTTGGCTAGGGGTGTGGGCAGAGTAGGTGAACGCCTCTGCGCCATTGGGCCAGACGAGCCGCCGTTTGGAAGGCTCGTGCAGTGGGCGAGGGTGAGGCTCCGAGCAGTTGAGGATTCCACTGTCCCCGCCAATCATTACGTCTCGTACGTCGGCAGGAGTTCGG